TGTTGAAAACTTTTAAAAAAAATATTTGTTATTGTTATTTTTATTTCTTATCACGTGCGCACGTTCTTTTATATGTCATTAATTTATAAAGAGTTATCCACATTAAATATATATATCAATTGTGGAAAACTTTTTCTTAATTGTTAGTTGCAATAGTTGCATATTAATTATGTAATTCGTAATCTTACATATGGAGCGCAGCGAATGTGCCGAAATACTAACAAAATTAGCAAATACTAAAATTAATAGCATTATGGAAAAGTTAACAAAAAAACAATTATTTAATCAATTAAAAGATAGAAGTCTAAGATTTTCATTTATTAAAATGGGCATTATAAATAGTATTAAAGTTGCATATTATGCGGAAACCCTAAACGATTTTAAATGTAATTTAATTTATGAAATGGACAGACTACAACATATAAATAATTTAGATAATAAAGGATTTTTTAAAATATCCGAATACAATTGCAATAAACGTTATGTGTATTATTTGGGTGAAAAACAATATTATAGATCATCTAGCATTTCAAATAAAATTAAAAGCCTTTATTTAATGGCTGATTATGTCGGATATAATGTAATTGCAAGAATTGGCGGTTATGATTTAATAGCTAAATAAATAAATTAACTTAAAAAATAAGATCATGAATTTATCAGAATTTTTACCACTTAATCAAATTTCACGTGAATTGTCTATTTATATAAATTCGCCAACTAATAAAAAACCAATAAAAGCGATACATATAAAAGAATTAATTGAGAATTACATTAATTCTTATGATGATATACACAATATAAGAAAGGAAATTGCCGAAAATACACACTATTCAGTAAATCATAGATTAACTGGCGACAGATATACGCCAATTCAATAAATCATAGATTAACTGATGAAGCCTAATTGGCAGAAACACGGTGATTTATTGCCGTGTCTTAATCAAATTTTAAACATAAATTTTATACACCATGAAAGACTTATTAATTACTTCAAACAAGACAGAAACCGTTATTAATGTGGTTTCGTTTGTCATCGGTTGCACATTGATTGCAACCCTATGCGCTGCGATCATTTACGGCATTCTAAACGGGTCATTATGATTTTTTACGTGCTATTTGCGTTATTCATTGGAACGCTGGAAATACTTGCAAGACGTGAGGAAAAGAATAATAAGAATTATTATAAGAAACGTAAAAAATAAACATCATGAAAAGAATAACATTTAAAATAAAGAATACTATTCACGTATTCAGATATGGCAAAACGACCAATTCAAAAATAAGTGATCCAAAGACAGCAATAATGCAAAGCTTTACTTTCTCGGTTGATCAGCTTAGCTACGTGACAGATAATTATCTATTAAATCGTTCAAATAGTATGCATGACTTCTTTGCGCTTGATGGTGCAAACTGTTTAGATTGTCCTTTCTCGTTTAATACATCGGGCAAAGTGGGTCTATGCTATACGCACAAATTCAGCCAATATCGCGGGTTTATATCAATGCTTAAAAGCATAGCTAGAGAATTTGGCTCAGTTAATCATATCAAAGAATACAACGAAGAACACAAGAAAGAAATAATAAAACTATCACTAAATAAATATGTTCGGTTTGGCTCATATGGTGAGCCGTCTCTACATCCTATTGATTTAGTTGAAAGCGTTGCAATGGTAGCTAAGAATTGGACGGGTTACACTCACCAATTTAGAAAGCGCAAAGAGTTTGCACCGTTCTTTATGGCATCTGTTCACAATGATCAACAAGCAAAGACCGCAAGGGATCTATATAATTATAGGTCATTCATTAGCTACAATGGGGAATTGATTACTAAGGCGGTGCAATGTCCAGCTAGTAAAGAAGCTGGCTTTAAGTCTGTTTGCTCTTTATGTTCTCTTTGTAGTGGGAACAATGGCAAAGGGGCGAAGGATGTTAAAATAAATATTCATTAATGATAGCTTTAATATTCTTATTTGCTTTATGCGCTTTGCTGGCTTTCTATTTATTAAAGAAAGAAAGCAAAGAAGCATTAACAAGGCGAACAGAAATAAGCTTTGACCAATCCAATGACGATGCCTTAATCTTTCATCTAGATTTTAATGAACAAAAAGACGGGTCTTTTATTGGTATTAAATACATCAATAGCGCGCGTTTTGGCATGGTCAAAGTAACGGTTTATAAGGGTGTTCAATACAGTGACAACGGTCTAAATTACATTGAAATAAAGAAAGGCACAAACGTTGTATCATTGGATGAAATGACAGACAACGATTTAATATTAATATTTACACTAATTAAAAAGACATGAAACAAAAAACAAAATATATGATTTACAACGATTACACATTATTTATTAAAGAATTTTATTCTTATGATGATTGTAAACATTGGGCTATTAATCACCTTGACCAATCGCATGAAATAATAATTAGAACGGTTAAAGGATTAATAAGAAATGATAAGAATAAATTTATAAAATCATTATTTAAATAAATAAACCAGCCAATTAATTAAGCTATCCTTTTGGATGGCTTTTTTTATGCCCTATTGTGAAGGGATACCATGGTATATTGATTTAAGCCTATATAAGACGTTCAATGTTTATTTGATATGATTACACCATTAAAACAATTGTATTGATTAGAACGCGTTTAAATAGCATTGATTGATTGATTGAGTTTGATTTGTTCTTTGGTTTGATTGGGTTTGTAATTGGTTTAATTGATTTACTTTTAATTGGTTTGATTGGGTTTTGTGTATTAGAACACGCACAAATAACGACAAAAGGAACACAAACAAACTACCTACAAACCCTCTAAACTTTGTTATATAACATTCATTATGTTAAGTACATCCCCTCCCCTATCGATTACCATGGCTTGGACGGCAATTTCTTGATTTTTAGGTGTGGGTATCACCATAAGCAGTTTTCTCTCAAATCGATTTCAATCTTCTCAACACCAAAATTTTTTTCATAAAATTTAAAGAATTTGTTTGCTTTCAAGAAGGTAAGTGGTTATTTTTGTGAGATGCAAGAAAAATTAGACCAAATTAAGGAATTAGAGGGTTCTCTAACGGGAGAGATGTTTCACGATGCTGATATTCGATATAGGATTCATTCTATTCAGATGGAAGTCAATGGGACAAGTATTTGCTCTATTGATGATCCCGAGTGCGAGGCTTGTGGTAGCTAGTTAACTTGCTGATAGACAAACGATTACATGATAGAATTAATTGTTACCGATGATTTATATGAGAAGGCAAAAAACTTATATGAATTTAAGAAGAGGGCATTAAACAATTCAGTAACCAAGGGTGAGGGAAATATAGTTGGTGCAGTTGGTGAGGTGATGGTTGAGTCCTTTTATAAGGGACTTTACGACAATATCTGTATTGATTCTACATATGATTATGATTTAACAATGAATGGCTTTAAAGTTGATGTAAAGACCAAACTTTTAGTGTTTAGTCCATTGAGTAGTTATAATTGTGGTATTTTTAATTTCAACACAACTCAGAAGTGTGATTACTACTATTTTGTGTTCTTTAGTAAGGAAATGATGAAATGCTGGTTAATTGGATATATTGAGCCAAGTGATTTTTATAACAAGGCTGATTTCAATAAAAAAGGAGAACTTGATGCAAATTCAAATAATGGCTTTAGGTTTTCTGATGATTGTCATAATCTCCAAGCAAATCTCTTAACAAACATTGTGTCTCTTGATGGCAATAAAGAATATTGCGTAAATGGCTCAGTTGTAAAGAGAATCAAATAACATCATCGTATTCTTCTGTTTGGTTATCTTTAGTTTCTCTATTTGTCTTAATATACAACTCACACCAATATTGAGCCTCTTCGTTGGTTCTCTTGAGGGTCTTATTGATTTTGTAGTTTACAAGGCAAAGAATTACCGTTGAGGTGAAGAAAATGGCGCAGAGGGATGTTAAGTAGGTTATCATTGGCTATTGCTCGTTTAATACTATTATTTCTGATTTAACTTTCTCCCAATAGTTTGTGTTGTCGTTTTGTTTTATAATTTCATTTACAACAACAATTGCTAGTGATTTAGAGCATTCTACATTTACTTTTGAAATTTTATGTATAATGTCTATTGCTTTTTCTTTTGGAGTTAGAATTTTCATGTTAATATTTTGTGTCTGTTGATTCTTGTATTTTTTGGCATTTGCCACATTGTATGTTGTTTATGTTATTTAGTGACCCACATATAGAGCAAGACCAAATAATATCTTCTTTCTTAGGCTTGGTCTCCATAAATAGCCATTCTTTTTTTATCATTGATTTTTTATTTCAAATATTTTCTTTTCAATTTCTTTTAGCTTTTGCTCCATACGCACAATTTTGACATTGTCGTATT